ATTAGAGGAATACCAAGGTCGAGATACATATAACCAAAGTATCTAGATCTGTTCCAATAATTGGATGAGTCTAGTCTAATTGCTTATAAGGGTTAACTCCCCTTTAAGATTCAGGACTCTAAACAGAATGCAACTAGTTTTCAATAAACCAGAAGCAAAGCCTCGGATGAGGAAACCTAAAATTCCTGTCAAGCAAGACAGTGTGGTTTCCAAAAACGGGACTAGAGTTCAGAATTCTTCGTCTGTTAAGAAGAAGGAATCCCCTATCTCTAACCAGATAAGTGGGTTCACCCGATGCCTTCAGATTTGGTTTGATCGAGAATTTAAACATTCTCCGAATCATTCCTTCATCTGTCGAACGTTGACGACACTCCTTAAGGATGTACCCCTTGGAAAGCTTCCAAAAGCTTTCAAGGGAATGCTCGCTTATAACTTTTCACGGTTTACGGGACAAGAACTTCCCGAAGTTGACTTTGAGTTTTCAAAGAAAACTATTTGGACCCTTTTTGCACCGAAAGATGCCAGAAGGATTCGAGCCAGACTGACCTGTGGTAATCGAAAGAATCGTCGATTGATTACTTTATGGTCACTCTTACAGTGCAAAGTTTTAGCGAACAAAGTTCCAGAGGAATTCTCGCATGACGCTCTCTTAAAACATCGAGAGACAGTTGGAAAAGAACCAGAAGCTCTTTCTCCAGCAGTACTTCAAGATATCCGTGATTTCGTCCGACCTTTCGTAGCCAAAACCGTTGAAGAATTTCTAAAACGGGAAGGCAAGACTCAGATACCGAATAAACATTCTTGTATCGAGTCAAAGCGGAAGTTCGGTGGAAACTTTGGATACTATAAGGAGAACAATTGTTTCTCTTCGGGACTCTATCGAACTAATCGAAGAGAGGACCGTTTTGATCCAAGTGTAATCCATTTGGAAGGAATTGCTGGACGAGGGAAGTCTACCATGACCAAACTTATCTGTCGAAAAATCGAAGAAAAGTTTGGAATTCGATCTCTTCCTTCCGAAGGGATGGGCCGTGAGGTCTATTCCCGTTCGGCAGGAACTGATCACTGGGACGGTTATCGACAACAATTGATTGCAGTGGTGGATGACTTCTCTTATGAGGGTTGTCAAATTCCATCGCAGTCGATTGGATCCACGACACTCTCTGAAATTATTCAGATGTGTAGTGATGTCGATTATGTCCTTCCTATGGCTGACTTGAAGGAAAAAGGAATGAAATTTACTTCGAAATTCCTTATCCTTACCTCGAACCGTGCTTCGGACAATTGTCAAGCAATGCAGTCAGGAATGGATCCCCTTGCGTTCTGTCGTCGGATTAGTCCGACATACAGAATCAATAAGGACCGTACATTCGACAAATACGTTGCGGATCCCTATTTCACGAACTTGAACTCACATTTGAGTTCGACCCGTGTTGATGGGGTTTCGTGGGTATTGGTCGAAAGAAACCTGACAGTGGACGACATTGTTACTGACGCATTAGCTGTTTACGACCAACGTTACAGCTTTTTCCAGAAACAATTTCGTCCTGAGCATAGCTTCACATGGGTGCAACCGATATCGAAAGATCTGGGTGGGCTTTTCAGCTTGAGATGTAAGAATGAACCTCCCAAGAGGATCCCCTACGTCTCCGCCTCAGTAGTGCAAGATCCACTTAAGGCTCGTATTATTACGATCCCAAGTGGTGACGCTTACTGTTTAAAGCCTGTCCAGAAATCCATGTTTTCGGCTCTGAGTCATTGGAAATGTTTCGAACCATGTCATTTTCCCGAGTATGATCTTTCTTACTTAGGAGAATTAGGTGAGGATGAATACTTCCTTACGGGAGATTATTCAGCCGCCACTGATGGTTTGAATTTCCATGCCTCACAAGTGGTCATTGATGAACTGGCGATTGCATTTGAAAGAATCGATCCTCGATTCTCTCATTGGATCAGACATGAGGGGGGAAAACATTTAGTTGTCTACCCCCGAAAGTCCGGAATTCCAGATGTAATCCAGCAAAACGGTCAGTTGATGGGAAGCCTTTTAAGCTTTCCGATCCTGTCCATTCTCAATGCTTACACTCTGTGTCGAGCTACAGGAACCTCACTAGATAAAGTGAGAGGCCTGTTTCATGGAGATGATATCTCTGCCATTGTTAACAAGGCAGAATTCACCCGATGGGGAGAGTTTGCCAAATTGATTGGATTCGAGTTATCCTTAGGAAAGAATTACCTTTCCCGCGACTTTGTCGCAATGGATTCTCAAATCTTCCTTAAACAAGGGAATCAATTTGTCAAGCAACATTCTGGGAAACTGAAATTAGTGTATCGTACCTCCGGTAGTGTTCCTACATGTCGTAGAGCACTTGAAGAGGGTTTCACACTTGATCAGATTCGCAGATATGCCCCTGATGTCCTCCGCGAAACGGTTAAATCGCTTCGAGTTCCAGAAGAATACGGTGGTTTGGGACGTGACTTTGCAGACGGACCAGTTACTCTTCATGAGAAACTGGTATATCTCGCAGAAGTTTCGCTGAAATGCCAGGTTTCAGAGATGATACCTGGCGTCTTCACAATGGAAAAATCCTTAGCGGACTTTCTCCATTTGCGAAATGTCACTGTCGCAAGTCTTCAAGAGCCATCTGAAGACAACCACGATCGTAAACTTCGTATGAGGGTTGTACGTCTCCATAGACGATTGCGAAAGTCTGCCGACTTCTATCAATATGTGAAAACACTTGATTTGAGTTTGCAAAGACCGCTATCGTCTATTTGTCCTGTGATTGTACGTTGTGACGATCACAGTAAGGAGTCACTCACAATCTTGCAATCCTCAATCTTGGGCAATAAGATCTGCCCTCGACCGAGTCTCAAAAGACTGCAAATGCGGGATGTTCCATCCGAATCCTTCCATACCGTTTCTTGTAAAGGAAATGATATGAGATTCGCTGGGAAGCTGATTGGTCCTGCCTCACGAGGCACCCCCCTCAGCAAACCAAAACGGAACTTTGGAAAATTCCTTAAGGCTCGTGCCTTAGACGCTTGCCAGATGATCTTTGGCTAAGGTGACAGCTTGTCACTGAGATATGGGTCCTAACCCAGATCAGACGTCGAGGAACTCTCCTCCCACGGG